TTAATACTGTTATCTAACGTGTTCATTGCATTTATGATATACGCATTGGGCAAAGTTTTGTTGGAGGAACAAAAAAAAGATTGACACGGATTTAAATTCATGCTACAATACATACTTTACAGGAGACAAATATGGCAAACATTAGCAAACATAAATCGACAGAGTATACAAAGTTATTGCTCGTAGGTGACAGTGGGGCAGGTAAAACATCAGCACTTGCCTCACTTGCCAATGCAGGTTATAACTTACGCATACTAGATTTCGATGATGGACTATCCATCTTACCAGAGTTCTTAGATGAGAACGCAGTTAAGAATGTATCTTACGTTACACTGCGTGATGGTCTAGGTCAAGCGAATGCTTTTAGAAAAGGTGTTCAAATGATTACCAACTGGAAAGATGGCGACGAAGACTTTGGTTCAGTTAAGAACTGGACTAGCAAAGACGTACTCGTTATTGATAGCTTAACCCTGATGGGAGAAGCTGCGTTACGTGGTGCCCTGGTTTTCAATAACAAGAAACCAACTGACCAACCAAGTCAGCCAGAGTGGGGAACTGCGGCACGTGATGTACAACATATTGTACAATACATAACGGGTTCAGAAGTACCATGTAATGTAGTGGTTACTACTCACATGCAATACATGGAGGGAGACTTAGGTGTATCTAAAGCATACCCTACAAGTGTAGGTTCAAAGCTATCTACTAAGTTAGGTAGATACTTTAACTGTGTATGCAGGATCGACACACGGTCTTCCAGTAAGGGCACAGAGCGTACCCTCAGAACAGTATCGGATCACAAGATGGATCTTAAGATTACAGCTCCATCCCTGGTTGAAACAAATGCTGAGTTAAATTTAGCTAAGTTATTTGAGGCTGTGCAGAAAAATGCTCAAAGTAAATTAACAAATAAAGGAGGCAAATAATGTCAGATGTTAATGACTTTTTATCGATGACCCCTAGTGAAGTACCAGAGTCGGTAACTTTACCAGAGGGTAGCTACGATTTTACTATCACTTCTTATCGTTCGGATAAGGTGGGAGAAAATCAAACACCATTAGTTCGTATCAACTGTAAGGCAGTTGGTGTGATTCAATCTGATTTGGGAGAATCGGATTTGGTAAATGCCGAGCCAACTCGTATTGAGTTCTGGGCTACACCAAAGGCAATGCAACAAAACAATCCTGCGTTGTCATTAAAAGCATTCCTTACTAAAGGGTTAGAAATGGAAGCTGACTCATCATTCGGTGAGTTGTTAGAGCAAGCCATTGGTCAATCCTTCAGTGGAATTGTCAAGCATGAAATGGTTGGCAGAAACAAGGACATACTTCAAGCGTCCATCAAACGCATAATTAAGAAGTAGTTCTAATGGGTGAGTACGCAGTCAATAAGCGAGTGCCATCACGCACACCATCATCAGCCGATGGTTGCAAGATAGCATTTGTTTTTGAGTATCCTACCAACAAAGAAGCAATAGCGAATACGATTCTGCAAGGGGGCACGGGAAAAGTATTCACTGAACTATGTGACATTGCAGGTATTACTCTCGACGATTGTTTACTCACCCATGCTATACAATTAAAGCCCCATCAAAATACAGCACAACATTTTTTCCACAAACGAAACGAATACAAACGCTTGTGTAAGACAACCGAGTGGCGATCACAATTCAGTCCTACTAAAGAGGGTTATCTTAAACAAGAGTACGAGCAAGACATACAACGGTTACACAAAGAAATAGAAGAAGCCAATCCAAATATCATTATCGCAATGGGTTCATTATCTTTGTGGGCAGTGACAGGTCTAGATAAAGTTGGTACTTATAGAGGGGCTACACTACAAACAAGTCTCCTTTCTTCTCCATATAAAGTACTTGCAACTTATAGTCCTGTTGCTGTCGTTAAAAATTTTAAGTGGCGACCTCATGTAGCTTCTGATTTAATCAAAGCTAAAAGCGAATCGCTCAGCAAAACATTAGAACATACAGAAAGAGAGATATGGATTGAACCTACGCTCTCAGATTTAGATACGTTCTATACTAAATACATTAGTAAAGCAAATCACAACGACCCTCTCGCATTTGATATTGAAACAGCAGAAGGCTCTATCGTATGTATAGGCTTTGCGCCTAACCCTCGAACTGCAATCGTAGTTCCTTTTCGTGATAAGAATACTGACACTCAAAACTATTGGAACGCTACCGAAGAAGTGGCGGCCTGGCAGTGGGTACGTAAGATCCTGGAAGACGAAGAGATTGTAAAGGTAGCACAGAATCAACTATATGACATATCATGGCTCGCTCACAAACAAAAAATAAAAGTTAAAGGTATCACACATGATACCATGCATGCCCAACATTCACTGCAACCAGAACAAGAAAAAGGTTTAGGTTTCTTAGGCTCGATTTACACCAATGAGAGTGCTTGGAAAACACTAGCCAAGTTTTCAAAGAGTACCAAAGCAGATGAATAGAAATGAAACGATCAGAATTATTCTCGGTAAAGCCAATGCCAGAGGATTCAAAGGACATAGAGAACCACTACAATTTATGGAGGGCTGTTCTCGATCAGGCAGTACAAGACTATTCCTACACGGGAAAGTCAGAAGAAGGATTAAAATATAAAAAGGAAGTGGAGAAGTGGTTGAAGTATAAGTATGACGATTTTAAATTTGTGTGTGATCTAGCTGCGGTAGACCACATGCGTGCAAGAAAAGAATTTGAACGATACAAGGAGGGAGAATATGACAACAACAGGGAGGTCATCAGAGCTGCTAAGAAAAGCAAGTGACTTAGTAAATGGCGACCGTCAAAAAGATTATGGAGATAAGCTTCATAATCACATTAACATTGCAGACTTATGGACAGCGTATTTAGATACGACTGTCAGCCCTCATGATGTAGCAGTCATGATGTGCTTATTAAAGATAGCTAGACTGAAGCAAGGATCCAGAACAGAGGACACATACCTGGATGCATCAGCCTACATGGCAATAGCGAGAGAAATACAGGAGAGATTAGATGGCGAGGATAATAAAGAACACAGAGATTAAGGATTTAAAACTTAATTCAGAACAAGTACTGTGGGTTTATTGTGGGTTAGATTGTAATTTAACCACAGAGATATGGGGTAAACTTTCTCCTCAACTAGATAACAATACAAAGAATACATACGAGTTTGAACGTAACTCTTTAGGTCCAGCCATATCAATGGTATTGCGTGGGTTACGTGTAGATGAGAGGGCAGTTACTATGATACGTGCCCCCTTACAAAAGAAAAGATTAAAGCTAGAGAGAATGCTCAACCTTTTCGCGAACGCAGTTTGGGACAAGGACTTAAATCATAACAGTCC